GCCATGGCAGCAGAGCAGAAGCAGTTGATCAGATCGCAGCACTGTATGCATCTGAAGCTGACAGGAGCACACGAATGATTGATCTGGAAATGTATCCGTTGAGCCCACGCCAGAAGGCGCAGTACGAGGCCACTGAAAACCTTGTTGAGGTGTTCGGCCAGTACGATCAGACTGCTGGCGCTGATGGCTGCGGCTATCAGGCGGAGTCTGAGCAGGCCAGTGATGGCATTGCTTGTGCTAACTGCGTGTTCTTCATGGAAGGCATGTGCGAGGTTGTGAGCGGTGAGATCGCTGCGGCTGGTTTGTGCAAGCTGTGGGTGATCCCTGCAGGTTTGCTTGAGGGTGAACCTGAACCAGAGGTTGAGCCTGAACCTGTGGTTGAGGTTGAACCTGAACCTGTGGTTGAAATTGATGGGTTTAAGCGTGGTGTGAAACCTGAGCGTGAGGTGCGCAAGCTTGAAAAGCTTGAGGTTCGTGCAACCCCTGATGGTGGTGCGATCCTCGAGGGTTACGCAACTGTTTACGATTACGCTTACAACATTGGTGATATTGACCGTGGCGGGTTCACTGAGATCATTGCCGCTGGTGCCGCAACGAAATCGGCTGCAGAAGCTGATGTGCGTTTGTTGATCAACCATGAGGGTATCCCGTTGGCACGCACCAAGTCTGGGACGATGACGCTGACATCTGATGATATTGGTTTGAGGGTTATGGCCGAGCTCGACCCGTCTAACCCTGTGAGCGCTTCGTTGCGTTCTGCGATGGAACGTGGCGACATGGACCAGATGTCTTTTGCGTTTCGTGTGTTGCGTGACGAGTGGAACGATGATTACTCGATGCGCAAAATCTATGAGTTGAAACTGTTTGATGTTTCAATGGTGACGTACCCGGCGAACCCTGCCACGGTGGCGAAGGTTCGTAACGATGCGCAAGTTTCCGAGCAGGCTTCAGGTCGTTCGGTTGAGATGGCGAAACGCCAGCTCGCAGCAATACCAGCACGCCGGTAACAAGCCGGAACGCATGCCGCCTCCTGGCACATGCAGTCCACTTGAAGCCACAAGCTGATCCCATTCCTAAACAGAAAGGTTCCACAGATGTTGGAGCAGATCCGTAGTTTGATTAGCGCAGCGCTTGATGAGCGTGATGCGTCGCAAGAAGCAGTTGAAGCGATCCTTGCTTTGGCTGAAACCGAAGGCCGCTCAGATATGACGGCTGAAGAAACAGAAAAGTTTGATGTTGCTCGTGCTGAGCTTCGTGAGATTGATGACAAGATCACCGCATTGCAGGCTCGTGAGTCTGACCTCGTGGATCTTGCTACCCGTTCCGACAAGGCCGCTGAGGTCAGAAAAGAAGTACTACCCATGAACATCCGTGTTGTTTCAGAAGAGAAGACCTACCGTGCAGATTCCGAGCATGACTTTTTGAGCGATGCTATCGCTGCGAAGTTCGGCAATGACAACGCTGCGTCTGATCGTCTTGCTCGTGCCCGTGATGAAGCACTCGCAGAGTACCGTTCAACAACTGGCAACTTCGGTGGCCTTGTTGTTCCTCAGTACCTCACAGAGCAGTTCGCTGCGACGCTTGCATCCGGTCGGCCATTCCTCGAGGCTGTCACCAAGGTTGCACTGCCAGCGCAGGGCATGAACATGGTGATCCCTCGTGGAGCAACTTCCACAGGTGTTGCCGCTCAGACCACTGAAGGTACCGGAGTAACCAACCAGACGTTCACCGAGTCCGATCTCACTGTTCCAGTGCGGACGTTCGCTGGCCAGCAGGTTGTTTCACGCCAGTCCATTGACCGTGGTACCGGTATCGGCCAGATTTTGTTGGCTGATCTGTATCAGCAGTACGCAACCAAGGTCAACGTTTCTGCCATCTCTGGTGACGGAACCGCTGGAGGCCACTTCGGAATCCTTAACACGACTTCGGTGCAGACCGCAGCGTGGACCGGCACCACAGGCGCAAGCCTCGTTGCTGCAATCCACAATGGTCTTGGCAAGGTCAACGCCGCACGCTACGCAGCAGCAGACCTCATCGTCATGCACCCTCGTCGTTGGGCTTGGCTATGCGCCCAGTCTGACTCGTCGCTGCGTCCGTTGGTCGCCATCGAGGGTTACAACTCCTTCAACGCTTCTGGCGCTGGAATTGCCGCAGGATATGGGCCAGTTGGTTCCATCGCCGGTGTGCCGGTCGTAACTGACGCTGGTGTTCCAATCGTTCTCGGTGCCAGCACCGATGAGGATCGGATTATCATCACCCGCAAGGCCGATGTGTTGTTCATGGAAGATGGATCAGCACCCATCGGGCTTACCCTCAACGAGGTTGCCGCAGCGAGCTTGAACGTCACCATGGTGACGTACGGCTACTCGGCATTCACCGCAGGACGCTACCCAGTGGCCACCTGCAACCTGCAGGGAACAGGCTTCAAGCAGGTTCTTTCCTGAGTTAACTAGGATGGGTGGTGCAAGCAGTGGGCTTGCTTGCACCACCACCTAACCCCGATCAACCAAAGGACAAACATGCAAGAGACTTTTGATCACCCTGGACAAGTCCTGCTGGCGTTCCCGTCAACAGGCCACGACATCAGCACACGGTTCATGCGTTCCTTCTGGGAGCTTGACGTTTGGGATCGTGAACGTGCAGTGCAAGTGTGGGAAGCGCTTGATGCACCGGAGTCACCGAACCCGATTGAGTTGCGCCTACTGCATAACTATGTTGCGCTCGAGGCCACAGCAAATCTTGCGAAGGCTCGCAACCGTTTGTGCGACGAGTTCTTAAAGACGTACACCGATGCCGAGTGGTTGTGGTTTGTCGATACTGACATGGTGTTTGAACCGCAGCTGATGCATCAGATGGTTGCACGAGCGGTCGAACATGACATCAAGATCCTTGGTGCGTTGTGTGTGATCCTCACCGCCGACGGCGTGATCCCCACCCTGTTCATTGATAACCCGCAGACGATCACGCAGGTGATGCTCGATTGGGCTCCGAACCAGCTGGCCGAGGTCGCTGCGACTGGCACTGGTTGCCTGCTGATTCACCGCAGCGTGTTGCAACAGATGTTTGATGCGAGTGGTGGTAGTACTAACTGCTGGTTTGGTTTCGATATTCGCTTTGGTGATGATGGTTCTGAGTGGGCGTTGGGCGAAGATGTGAGTTTCTGTTTGCGTGCGGGCGAGCAGGGCCACAAGGTTTATGTTGATACGACTGCGCATGTTGGGCATCACAAAGGCGGCAGGGTTTACTGGCCCAGTGACACAAAGACGATGGGTGTGACCCCACCTGAAGAACCACGCACCACGGACGATAATGCTCGGACCTGACGCTTCTAGGTACATCCTCGCTGGTCGTGGTGTACCGGTGGCACGACCGTTCAATCTGAGATGGTTGCTACCTACCATCTGCAAGGATGATCTGCGCAGATGGCGTGCGGTCTGGGTTACGTCATGGGTTGTTGCAGCGGTTGGCATGTTGTGGTGGTGCTCGGATCTTGGTTTGGAACGTGCAGCAGCTGCAGCAGTGTTGTTGCTGGCATTGCCTGGAGTGTGGGGCCCGCAAGTAGTACGACCTGTTGGCGTTGACTTACCGGCGATGGCGGTGGCGATCATGGCTGTTGCCTGTTTCCAGCACGGACTGTGGCCTGTAGCGGTGTTGCTGATTTTGGTTGCCGCTTCCATCAAGGAAACATCACCTGTGTTTGCTGCGGTGTGGGCATGGCATCCGATCATGCTTATCGGTTTGATTGTGCTGGCTGTTGTGTGGTTTGTTCGCAAACCACAGATCGATCAGGTGACTGCACAGCCTTTGTTGCGCAGGGTGTATGAGCATCCTGTGATCACTGCTATGGAGTCTCATCGTGGGCGGTGGCGTGACGCTTGGTTGATGGTCGCACCGTGGGGTGCAACCTTGGCAGCTTTGTACCGGCCGTCGTGGCAGACGCTTCTGATTCTCGTTCTAGCGTACGCACAGCTTCTTGTTGCTACTGATACTGTTCGCCTGTTGCACACGGCTGCAGGGCCTGTGATGGCCATTGCTGCAGCACAGGTTCTACCTGTGCAGTGGTTGCCGCTGATACTTGTCGCACACTTCTTCTGGTGGAGAAAGCCCGAGGTCATCTGATGCATCACGCAGTTCTCGAATGGGTGCAACGATGGGTGCCAGCAGGGCCAGCCAAAATTTTGGACTGCGGCGGCAGAGATATAAACGGGCAACCGCACTACCTGTTCGAGCATTCGACGTTTGAGATCGTTGACCTTGTGGACGCACCTGGCGTTACTTGGGTAGGCGATATTCTCGACTACGGCAGCACAGACAAGTTTGATGTGGGCCTACACCTCGAGGTTGCAGAGCACACACCTGATTGGCCGCTACACATCGCACACATGAAGAACCTGCTTGACCATCGCAAAGGCCTGCTGATCTTCACCGCAGCCTGCTACGAACGTGCACCACACTCAGCGTCTGATGGTGGGCCGTTACAACCTGACGAGTACTACTTGAACGTAGACCCCGACAACCTTTCTGTGATCCTCACACGCAACTTCGCAAAGCATGTGATTGATGTGCAGGGGAATGATGTAAGGGCTGCAGCATGGAGATGAACGCATGACAATAACAAACGGTTATCTCACACAAGCTGAAGCACTTGCCTACGTCGGGCAAAACCTTGTGCAAGACACAAGCCTTTTGGATGATGTGGTTACGTCGAGCTCAAGGATGATCGACCGTTACTGCGGGCGAGAGTTCTTTCAAACAACCGAGGCCCGTACGTTCGCCACATCCGATGACATCTACTCACTAGGTTTCGGTTCGTTCAACGACCTTGTGAGCGTCACGACACTTAAGACAGACCCGACTGGCGCAGGCGTTTACTCCACGACGATTGGTGCGACAAGTTTTCAGTTGTTGCCGTACAACGCATCGCAGATGGCTGAGCCATACGAATCGTTGCAACTTCTCGGTGGTGTGCAGTGGCCAGTGCCGACGTTCAACATGCGGCAGAACACGGTTGAGATAACTGGTGTGTGGGGTTGGCCTTCTGTGCCGCTTGATGTGAAACAGGCGTGCAGAATTATCGTGGCTGAGATCGCAAAGCTTGAGTCGGCACCGTTGGGTGTTGCAGGGTTTGGCGAGTTTGGTGTTGTGAGGGTTTCGCAGACAATGCCACCAAGGGCCCGCCAACTCCTACAACCGTACAAGCACGGAAGTAACTTCGGTATCGCATGAGCTCGATCACGAACGGCGAGATCAGAGAAGCGTTAGCGCAAGCACTTAACGCAGTGCCAGGGCTTAACATTTACCGGTTCCCGCCGGAAGATGTAAACCCGCCATGCGCTTTCATCGCAGGGTTCAACATCACACCGCTCACGTTTGATGGGAACCGTGAAACAAAGGTTGATGTCACCGTTGTTGTCTCGCACAAACACGTTGACCAGATCGTTACCCTTGACGCAATGCTCGACTCCGATGGTGCTTGGTCGGTGGTTGACGCTATCGAATCTGCTACACCTCCTGGCATGAACTTTTTTGTTGAATCGATCGGCGGTTACCGTGAGCTCACCGTTGCTGATGTGGCCTACTACGCTGCAGATATAAACGTGACGGTGCGAACATGAGCGCAGCAGATTCGTTCGGTTTTAAAATGGTTCGCTATGCGGACAACATCACCGATGTGAACCGTAAGGCGACGATTGCCGCTGCGCTTGTTTACAAATCTGGGGTGTTGACATCTGCCGCTAGTTTCCTTGGCTCGGATCTGCGGTTCAGCGTGTGGAAGAAAGCACCCGCATACGGGCCGTCACCGAGGTTCGGCGCAGGGTTCGAGGTTGGTGGCAGCAAAGTTCACGCAAACGCACTGTTGAAGGCTCGGCCTTTAGGCATGTGGCGGTTGCTAGAGAGTGGTACGAGAGAGGCAACTCACCCGATTAAGCTTCGCAAAAAGCAGGGCAAGAAGGTGATGAGTCGTGGCGGTCAGATATTCGGTACTACTGCAACGGTGCGTGGTATGAGAGGGCAGCAGTCGTGGTCGAAGGGTATCCGTTCAAGCGGGCCCGGTGCCATACAGGCGTACAAGCGCACACAAAAACTCGCACTGCTTGAGGCGAGTCGCAGGTAATGCGAATACTTGTTGTGCACCCCGGTCCTAATTTCAGTGTGCAAGATGTGCATGATGGTTGGGTTGAGGGTTTCGAGGAGTTAGGCCACGAGGTCCAGCAGTACAACCTTGGTGATCGTTTGACATGGGCTGCGATAGCGCACCTTGGCATGGATGACGGCAGCTACATCAAAGCGTTCCCGAAACCAGAGAACGTGTACAGCTTTGCGATCAGTGGTCTGCCGCAGGCTGCGTTGTACTGGTGGCCGCAACTGATTGTGTTTGTCAGCGGGTTCACGGTTGACCCGCAGTTCTTAGAGGTTTGCCGTGGTCGTGGTATCAAAACAGCTTGCGTGATGACCGAGAGCCCGTATGAGGAATCACGGCAACTGTTGATCGCACCGCACTTTGATGCTGTGGCGTTGAACGATCCGACCAACATGGGCCAGTACGCAACGCTCACGACAGCGGTTTACACACCGCACGCATACCGGCCTGAGATCCATTTTGAAGGCGAAGCACACGAGGACTACCACAGCGATTGTGTGTTTGTCGGTACGGGCTACCCATCGAGGGTTGCTTTCCTTGAGCGGTGCAACTTTGACGGCATTGATCTTGCGTTGGCTGGTAACTGGCAGAACGTGCCGACAGTCCTGGCTGATCGTGTTGTGCATGACATCGAAGACTGCATCGATAACGCACAGACCGCAGAGTTGTACCGTGGCGCTAAAACCAGTTTCAACATTTACCGTACCGAGAACAACGGTGATGTTTCTGATGGTGCTGATGGTTGGTCTGTTGGGCCTCGTGAGATCGAGCTCGCAGCGTCTGGCACTTGGTTCGCACGGCAATCTCGTGGTGAGTCTGACGAGCTTTTTCCGATGCTCCCTACTTTTAACAGTCCTGAAGAACTTAGCGAGCTAATACGCTGGGCTCTTGAGAATCCCGTTGAGCGGCAAATTGCCGCTGAGCAGGCAAAACGTGTGGTCGCTGATCGTACGTTTCCGAATAATGCCCACATGTTGCTTGCAGCGTGTGGCCTAGTGAAAAGAGAAAGCTAATGGCTAATCCGATCAGCGGTCGCAAGGGCCGTGTATACATCGATGCGAGTGCAAACGGGACTGCAGCGGCTTCACCTGTTGCAAACCTGAACACATGGGGACTTGATTCCACCACAGACAAGACCGAAGTGACCTCGTTTTCTGACACCTCGAAGACTTACGTTGTTGGTCTGCCTGATGGCAGCATCAGCTTCGGTGGTTTTTGGGATACTGCTGCAGGTTCGCAGTTCGGTATCACAAACTCGGTTGCTCAAGGGAGAAAATTCTACTTGTATCCATCGACCGACAATGCGCAGTACTTCTTCGGTCAAGCGCACTTCGATCTGTCTATCACTCAGACCGTTTCTGGTGCTGTTGAGATCAGCGGTACTGGTTCAGCGGCGAGCTCGATCAGCAGCGTTGGTACCTGATCATGGCTGACGAGTGGGCCGTCAACCTTCCAGACAAAAAGCAGGTCAGACTTTCTGACTTCACGCTTGATGAGCTGGTGCAACTTGAATCGGATTGTGATGAGGAGTGGTGGGCGCTCCTATCGCACCCGTTCAAAAGTGCGAAGAATGCGAAGTACATTTACGCAGCGGCATGCGCACAACAAGGCGTTGAGCCTGCTGTGTTAACGGTGCGGATGTTGACTGATGTATTTGTCCAGGTGCCTGATGATATGCCTGAGATTTATGAAGGGCCTATCCCAAAAGGGGAGGACGATCCACAGACAGCTGGGTCGTCTGGTGTGCCCTCCGATTCCAGTGGACCCCAGAACAAACCCGAAGCTTAAGTATTCGGGATCTCAGACTTCTTAGCGAGGCGGTGAGCAGTGGCTCTACTTGAACGGTTACAGATCCTCATCGACGCTGATGCCAGTGGTGCTGTGCGTGAGTTTAAAAAGGTTGGCAACACTGCTGATCGTGAGCTCGGCAAGGCCACTAAGTCAATGGACCGTATGAGCGCAAAGCTAACTAGCTTTGGTGCTGGTGCAGTTGTTGGCGCTGCGGCACTCGGTGCCGGTTTGGCAATGTTTGCTAAGGAGGCTGCGGCGGCTGAGACACAGCAGTTGAAGCTGACTAACTCGATCAAGAACAGTACTGCTGCGTTCCCTGGTAACGGCAAAGCTTTGCGTGATCAGGCATCAGCTTTGATGAAAGTCACTGTGGCTGATGATGATGCGATTGTTTCGGCGCAGGCTTTGCTTGTGCAGTTCGGGCGCACATCTTCAGAGACAGAAAAACTGACACCTCTGGTTGTTGACTTGTCTCGCAAGATGGGCGTGGATCTCGACGCAGCTGCAAAGGCAGTGGGGAAGAGTTCCGAGGGTTCATCGGGTGCGTTGAAGAAGATGGGTATCGAGGTCGAATCGCTTGGTCTTGGTTCAACCGCTACTGAAGACACGATTGCTGCGCTTGCCGCTTCCGTAGGGGGATTTGCAGAATCTGAAGGGCAAACATTCGCAGGCCAACTCGACATCATGAAAAACAAGTTTGGTGAGCTCAAAGAGTCTGTCGGCAAAGGCGTACTCGATGTTGTAAACCCGATCCTTGGTATCGGTGCTGCAGCTGGCGAGATCAACCCGAAGGTCGGTGAAACTGCAGGCAAGCTTGCAACTATGGGCGCTATCGGTGCGGGCCTTGTTGGTACTTTGTCTGTTGGCACTGGTGCTGTGATGAAGATGCGTGACCAGTTCACACAGGTATCGATGGTTGGTGGCACTGCGACACGTTCGCTCACAAATGTTGGCAAGGCCGCTGCAGGTATCGGTGCTATTGGTGCAGCCGTTGTTGTGTATCAGTTGGCTAAGGCTTTGGATGAGGCAAGCGTCAACGCTGCAAAGGTTGAGGCAGGGCTTGCTGCGATCAGTTTGCAAGCCGCAGAAGGTAGCGGTGTGTCTGCGAAGTCGTTTGCTGATCTTGCTAAAAGCACAGACGGTGCAATCGACAAACTCTCAGATTTTGGTGATCGAACACTCGACGTTTTTAACCTGAGCAAAACGTCTGGCACGTTCAAACTTGATGGTGAAGTCATCCAGATCGATAGTGCTACCGCTGCGATCAACAAGCTTAAAGCTGCGGGCGACAACAAAGGTTTGCAAGGTGCTTTGGATCTGCTTAGCGGTGCTGATCTTGGTACTGGTGGCGGCGTTGAAATGGAACAGCAGCGCAAGAAGTTTGTTGAGTTCTTAGGCAATACGGAAAAAGGTTTGAGCGATAGCGGTAAGGCAGCGAAGGCCAACGCTGAGCAGCTTGATGATGTGACTGGTTCGATGGAATCTTTGACGGAAGCCTCAAAGATTTACAACGGCCAGTTGGCGTTTATTGCTGCAACACAGAAACTTGGCGCTGATCGTGCAGCTGCGTACAACAAAGCTATTGAGGACACCTCGACGCTTGATGATCAGGCGACTGCAGCGTTCGGAATGAACACTGCGTACAAAGGGCTGTTTGACACTTTGAACGATCTGCCTAAAGAGTTTGATGTGATCAAGGCTGCGTTGGGTGATTACACGGACGAGCAGAACAAAGCTGTTGAGGCTGTAATCAGTTTTGGTGACACTGCTGGGAGTGTCCTTGAGCAGGCTGTTTCAACTGGTGGTGATCCACGCATGCTTGGCGGTATCTTCCGTAATCGCCTTGAAGAGGTGTTGAAGAATGCTGGTATCCCACCTGAGCAGATCGCTGAGTACATCGGTCTTGCCGGTTTGGGCGAGTTCCAGATTGAAGCGGCTGTCCGGTTGAGTTTGTCTGAAGAGGAGAAGCAGAAGTTTTTGAATCTGCTTGCGTTGTTCGAGGCAACGTCGCAAGATTTCGCTCCTGAGATTCTCCCGAAGATCAACGAGTTGTTTCTTGCTGGCGAGTTCCAGAAGTTGAATGCGTTGATCGCAGCATCACAACCGGGTGTTACTCAGACAGAGTTGTTCTTGTATCTGACTGCGTACCCTGATCTTGCTGGGCCTTTAGCTGGGACGATTGATGCGTTGCAAGCGCAAGCCGATGCCGATGCGGTTGCTTTGCGGGCAACGATGTTCCCTCCTGGTTCAATGATTGCTGATCTGATGGCGAACTTGCAGGCCGAAGCGAACGCTGCGCCACCTGTGGTGATTCCGTTCCAACTTCCGGGCGCACCGGGTAGTGGTCTTCCGACGTTGCCGAACCGTGGCAATCTGCCAGCCGGTATCAACCCGAGTGATCTGCCTGTTCAGCAGGCCGAGATCGACACTGGTTTGGATTTCAACTTCAACGGGATTATCGGGCGTGCTATCGGTGGGCCTGTTGGCGGTGGTCGTACTTACATGGTGAATGAGCGTGGCCGTGAGTTGTTCACGCCTAACTCGAACGGGTTTATTATGAACGCTGGCGATGCACAGTCTTTGATCCAGGGTGTGTCGCAGCTGGTTAGCAGTGGGGGTGGTGGCGGTATGACTAACAACATTACGATCAACGAAACAAGTTCACCACGCCAAACAGCGCTAGAAGTCATCAGAGCTAACAAGGCTTCACTGTTCCTAGCTGGTGCACTGTGACCGCATCCTCAATCACGTTCGATGCCGTGGCACTGGGCAACAGTGCGATCAAGATAAGAAACATTTGGACGTTCTGGCAACCAGCACAACTCGAAGCATCAAACATCAAACTCGCTGGTGTCACTGGTATGACCGCACGCAAACCACTGGTGCAACCAACGACACACAGCCTCGAGCTCATCATCTCCGGCGAAGTGTCCACAACTGGCACACCAGACACCGACTACCCTGCACGGCTCAAAACAAACCTTGCGTACATCGCAACGTACTTCACGAACATCCCAGCAACAACTGACGGCACACGCACAGCGATACTCACACTGCCATCAGGGGCAACGCTCACAGGCCCAGTACACATTCTCGGCCTGACTATCGGTGAGGTTGTACCAACCGCAAAGTGGGCGCTTGCAGTGCTCGAGGTTTCAGTCCCAGCAGGTGTTCTCGCATGATCCAAAAAGAAGGTTAACCACATGGCAAACGTCGTTTACCCAACAGGCATGAAAGCCTTCGCAGATGCAGACATTGACTATTTGGTTGATGACATCAAGATCGTCGCAATGAGCAGCACCTACGTTTACTCTGCTGCGCATGATTTCCGTGACGATCTGTCAGGTGTTGTCGCAACCTCGGCAAACCTCTCATCAAAGACTTCAACAGGTGGTGTGCTCGACGCAGCAGACCCAGTGTTTACATCGGTGACAGGTTCAACCATTGTGAGCTTTGCGATGTTCAAAGACACTGGCACTACTTCAACATCACGCCTGATCTGTTTTTGGAACGCCACTGCAGCTGGCGCAGCGTTCGCTGTGATCCCTGACGGCACCAACATCACGCTCACACTTTCAGCAACAGGTCTCATCGCTATCTGATGGCGCAAACCCTTGCGTTTCCTTTCCTGACACCACGAGCGCTTGGCGCTCCTGCACCGCTTGCGTTCACAGCAGTGCAAGGAAACAAGACCGCTGCGATCCCTTTCATAAACCGTGCGCCATCAGTGCGGGGGTTCTTCGCTGACACCACACCACCAGCACCAGCACCGAACGCTGCACCGGTGCCTGCTATTAGCGTGCAACTGTTTGACACAAACAACGCTTCTGCGATCTCAACGCCAACGACCATTCTTGGTTCTCGCAGGTGGCAAGACAGCCTGGACTCTCTGAGCCAAGGCAAGATCAGTATGCCTTATGCGACTGCAGCGGACATCAGCGCAACATCAGGTATGACACTAGGCCGGCACCTAAGGTTCACCCTCGGCACAACGCTGGCGTGGACCGGTCGCATTGTCTCCACGCAGGTTGTTGAAACAGACATCAAGGACTCTGACAAGGTGTTTGAAGTTACCTGTTTGGACATACGGTCTATTCTTGATCGTGCAACCGTGTACCCACAGAATGGTCTAGGTGCTGTCCCTGCATCGGATTTGCGGACGTTCGCATGGCACTCCGCTGAAGGTTCCACAACTGGTTGGGCTGCAGCAACACCACGCTCATACGCAATGTCTTTGGCGTGGCGCACACCTAACACACAGCCTGAATGGTTTGAACCTTGGCTACCGCCTGACGGTTGGCCTATCGGGTCAACCACACCAATACAAGGTTTTGTTGGCAGGATCGCAGCATCAGATGTGCGCACAACCCTGTTCAAACGCACGTTCACTGTCGCATCAGATGGCCTGTATGACCTTTGGTTAGCAATGTATTCGGGTGGTTCCATTTACGTTGACGGCATCCAGTTGTACGACTCGAAAGAATATTCTGACTCTTGGCGTTCACCGTGGCGGGCAATGATCGAACTAACAGCAGGCGCTCATGTGTTCGCTGTTGAACTGAAACACATTGCAGGCCCAGACCTTTCAGCCCTACCTGGCACCCTTGCAACTGTGAACCGTGAACATTGCTTTGCGCTGAATCTGCACAAGATTGAATCACCTGAAACAGTCCTGTCAGGTTCAACACTGGTGATGGCTTCTGATGACAGCTGGTATGCGTTGGACAATCCTGCTGTGGTCCCTAACCCGACAGCGGGCACAGTGCTCATCACGCTGATCAATGAAGCTATTGCACGTAATTCTTTGCCAGCAGGGTTCGCTGTTGGGTTTAGTGCCACAGTGGATTCTGATGGGCTGGGTTGGCCTGCGTTGGATGTGTTTACTGTGCGTGTTGGTGACACTATTTGGGATGTTTGCCAGCAGTTGCAGAATCTTGGTTATGAGTTCGGGATGCGTGCCGCTGGGCTAACACTTGATGCGTTTGCTTTTGGGCGTGGCGGTACTAGCACTGCAGGCATTCAGGCTGGTGTGAATTTGCAGGCTGTGACTCGTGATGAGCGGCCACCGCAACCAAACACTCTTGTGTGTACCTATTCGGGCGGGCAGTTTGTTTCAACTGATGCGGCACAGGTTGCCCTGTTTGGGATTATTGAGGCAGCGTTTCAGATAGCTGATGTGCGTGACCTTGCATCAGCACAAACAGTTGCAGCGGCACAACTCGAACTGTTCGCAGCACGCACAGAGTCGTTGTCTGTGTCTGCTATCTACGCTGGCGATCAACCGTATTTGAACTACCGGATTGGAGACAGCATCGTTTTGTATAAGAACGGTGCTGGGGCTGAGAACGTGCGCTTGAAAACGTTGGATGTGTCCGAGGATTCAAACGGGTTTGTAGGACTCTCGTTTGAACTTGCATCAGCATCCGAACAGGACGCTGACAGGATCGCTGCAATGTTGAAGCGTGGGGTGCCAGGGGCGTTGGCTGGTTTGTCTAAGGTTGCGACACCTTCACGCTCGTTGGCTGATGGTGGAACCAGTGGCCTTGTGCAGCTGTACCGTGTTGACGGTTTCTCACAGGGTGAACTAGTTGACTACACAGAAGATCCTTTGAGGGGTCAGTCAACAGCGGAGGTTTTCCAACGGCCTGTACGTCTCACCTATATCAAACTGTCGCAGCTAGGCACGCTCACTTCTGCCATTGAAGTGATCATGTTGAAGAACGGTGCGCAGTTGGATGTCAGTATGTATATCGCTGCAGGTGAGTTCACATCCACCTACCTGACAATGGACCACACGTTTCAGGCCAACGATCAGTTGGCTTTCCGTTTGGTTGATAAGGGTGTGGGTGGTGGGCTGTTGCAGGTGCAGGTGTGGGCAGCGTTCGCTTCTGGTGAGGATGTGCAACCTGTTGGCCGTCTGATATGGGAATGATCTGAGATGGCGTATAGACAAACGGCAACTGTTGCTGTTCAATCTAGTCCAACCCCTATCTTGTATAGCAATGGTTCGATCTGGGTTGGCAACGATGCGTCTGCTTCGGTTAGCAGGATTGACCCAGCCACAAACACTGTTATAGCAACGATCACTAGTGCAGGTGTTCTTACTGATCCAACGTCATTGGCTGAAGATCAGTTTGGAAACGTGTGGGTTGCTTGCCGAAACTCTACACAAGGAAGTGTGTCACGCATTGATCCTGCAACAAACACAGTCACCGCATCTCTTTACACTGGAAACGGCATCAGGCCCATTGGTATTGGTATGGGCGCTGGTGAAATGTGGGTAAGTGAAAATGTTAGTACAGGTGTATATGCGCGATTTGATACAACAACACTTGCCCAAACCTACATTGCTGCAGTTGCTGGTGCCGGCTACAACTTCGTGGATGACGGCACAAACGTCTGGTTTGATAACGGGGGGGGTTGCAACAAGATTGATCCAGCAACAAACACTGTCACAGCAGTGACTGCTGGCATCATTGGCGGGCTGGGCTTTTTGCATTATGCGTTTGGTTACATCTGGCGTGTGTGTGATCGAGGGCTTCAACGTGTTGACCCGACCACGAACGCTTTGACCCGTGTAATAGTGTCCGGGCAACAGTGCTATGGCGTCACTGATGATGGCACTGATCTGATTGTTTCTGATATTGGCGGCGAAATCTATGTGGTTGACCCAACATCGTTCACTGTGAAACAAACGCTCACGAGTACTAGCTATTATTGGGGTACTACTTTTGGTGGCGGGTCCATCTGGGCAAATGCACGCAATTCAGGTCAGTGCAAGAGGTTCACTCCGCTTCCTGTGGGTTGGGTGCGTGGGCATGCGTGGGGGTGAAAGATGAGAGACCTTGGTATTGCTGACAGACTCCGCAACGCTGGTTTGGTGGTTGAGGAACAACCAGGTTGGCAAACTCGTGGCTCAGCTTTGTTTGCTCCAAGGGCTGTGATGTGGCACCACACCGCAAGCGCTATGGGCAAGAACCTGCCAAGCCTGAACATTGTGACCAACGGCAGACCAGACCTTGCGGGCCCGTTGTGCCATGTGCTTACGGGTCGGGATAACTGCAACGTGGTGATTGCAGCGGGCAGGGCTAATCATGCTGGTGCTGGCAGGTGGAACGGTAGCAGTGTCGGCAACAGCGCCTACTGGGGTATCGAGGTAGAGAACGTCGGCACTATCGCTGAACCGTGGCGACCAGACCAACTGCAAAACGTCGCCGAAGTAACTGCAGCGTTGATTGGTTATAACGCTGGATTGGTTGCTGATTGCTGTATGCATAAAGAGTGGGCACCAACACGCAAGATCGACATGCACACCATCTCTGGCAATGAGATGCGTGCTCGTGTCATGCAACTCTGCATCGGCACACCAGCACCACCACCAGAACCAGCACCACCCACACCAGCTGTTGTTGACCTTGCAGCAATCGCAGCAGGCATAGCAGCAGCATCCAAACAGATCGTCAAACAGGGCACCAAAGGTGATGCAGCGAAATGGGCGCAAGCCCTACTCAACAACAAGCTTGATGGGCCAGACCTGATAGTTGACGGGAACTTTGGGCCAGCATCAGTAGCGGCAGCTAAACGCTTTCAAACAAACGTCAAACGGTTCTTCAAACTCTCATCCAAACAGATGCCAGTAGACGGAATCATTGGGCCATCAACCTGGTATTGGCTAACAAGATGAAAGGGCCACACATGAGCCTAAAAGATGAAGCAACACGAGCATGGGTCTACCGTGTGCTCACTGCAGCAGTGCCCTTGGTAGCTGCTTATGGGTTTATTGATGGGCGCACTGCTGCACTGTGGCTTTCAATGTGTGCAGCCATTCTGGGCACTGGCCTTGCGGCCTACAATACAAGCACGAAAGCAGGCGATCTATGAGCGCACAAGTTCTGTTGGATGACAGTGGGGCACAGGTCAATTGGACTGTGCGCAAAAACACCACATGGGTAGACAACTTCGTTGCAACCCTCACTGCATCAAGCACACCCATAGACCTAACCAACATCACGATCACAGCACAGATCACTGCTGCACCAACCTCTACCACAGTGCTCAAGACTTTCACTGTGACCAAGACCAATGCTGCGTTGGGCCAGTTCAAAATCCGCATCAGTGAAACACTCACAACACTTTCTGTTGGGACTTACTGGTGGTCAATGCAGTGGAACGATGGCACTGATGATGTGCCTTTGTGCGCTGGCAACTTTGTTGTGCAGGATTGGAGTCTCTGATGGCAACAGTTTCACTTGCTTCATCCAAGCCACCCATCACCCTGACCAGTGGCCGTGGCATCACAATCACCATTGACCGCAGCGTTACAACGTCGAGCGGTGGCGGGTCAGGCACCGTTACCAGTGTGACCGCAACAGCACCAGTGGTCATCACAGGCACACCAACCACAACACCAAACGTGACCCTTGACGGGATCAACGCAACACAGACCACAGCTGGCATTTTCTCACCAGCACGCTTGGCATCAGGCACAGCAGATGCCACAACCTTTTTGCGTGGCGATTCCACATGGACAGATGATGTGCCCTTGCAGGTCAGTGTGAAGAACAAGAGTGGTGGGGCACTCACCAAGGGCACACCTGTTTACGCCACTGGCACTGTTGGTGCTACTGCTGTGATTGAGATTGCTGCAGCTGATGCATCAGTATCAGCAAAGATGCCTGCAATAGGTTTGCTCTACCAAGACCTTGCTAATAACGGTACGGGCCTTGTGATGGTCATGGGTACCATCACCAGCATCAACACTCTGGGCTACACAATCAACAGCGGCATGTTTGTTGCACCAGGTGGAGGGCTAACAAACACACGCCCAACAGCTGCAACAGACCTTGTACAGAATGTTGCACGGGTCACAAGGGTGAACGCTTCAACAGGTGAAGTGCTCGTGCTCGGACCGGGGCGCACCAACGATGTGCCCAACCTCATTGCCACCAACTTCTTGGCATCGAGTGGTACAGCTTCGGCCACAACATTCCTACGTGGTGACCAAACATGGTCCGCACCAGACACGCCTTACAAGACCATCAGCAAAACTACGTTCACAACACCAACAGCCAGTGTGGACATCAACCCCACTGGATACACCGCAGTAAAGATTGTTGTGCTTGGCAAAGGTGACAACGCAGCCACATCAGTTGGTGTGCGTATGAGGGTCAATGGCAGCACTGCTGCAGAATATTTGATCAACAACAGCACAACCCCGCAAACCTCATTCAACAACAACGGCAACCTGCCCGGTTCACTCACAAACACAGACCGGCAAGGCTACTGGGAATGCGACCTTGCTGTTGGTGGGACCACCAAATACACAGCAGGTTTGCAACGTGGCGCTTCAATGCTTTCAAACGCCACCGCAGGTATTGCACCAACATCTAACGCACTGTTCTTCACAGGTGTAACCACATCAATCACATCAATCACAGTGTTCCCCAGTGCAGGGAACTTTGATACCGGATCACAAGTCACTGTATTGGGGATTACCTGATGGAACGCACCGACAACAACGGCCTGTGGCAATCAGAAGATGGGATCACCTGGCTACTAGTTGAACCTTCTGAAGCGTTCCATGCGCAGTTGGCAGCGGACCCAGAACCCGAGATCCAATCAGCACCACAGGTGGTTGCCGCACAAGCGATCTCTGATGAGATCACAGTCAGGCTTGATCCTGCTGGGACGCTCACAGAGATCAAAGCTGCGATCACTGATGGTCTTGCCGCAGCAATCGTTTCACTAGGTGGCTGAGTCATCACATGCTGGCGGCGCTTGAAACAATCCAAACAGTGAGCATCACAATGGGCATCATCGTCGCAATAGCAACACTCACAGTTGCACTGTTTGTCATCTTCGAAAAGATCACAGGGTTTACCGCACGGTGGGCAGGCCGACAAGTAGCAATAGGCGTGCAACCGTTACACGACTCGATTGAAGAGCTCGCAACATACACACGGCACCATCTCGGACCGAACGGTGTGACCATGCCGTTACACCACAAGGTTAACTTGCAAACAGAATCGTTGGCTGAACTCCAAGGCCGTGAATGGAAACGCAAAGATTTCAACGCATGGCTAGACCGCCTCGAAAGCGAAACAATAGACCCTTCAGCTTAAAGATCGACGGCGCAGTTTTGTTTGTCCTCTTCTGCATGCCGTCAGATTGAACCCCCACATCTTGTGCGCAAGCCCACTGCGCCGATGTGGGGGTTCTTTCATGTCCGCAATTAAGTTCTAGCAGCCCGTACCGTTCCACGCTGAAGACCAACCACTGTTCACCGTGTACACGGCAACAGCGTCTTGGATGTGTGGTGGCGCTGAGCGTGCCGTTGGGTAACCACCGTGGCCTGCACGGGCAGACATGGTTTGCCAAGTGCTGTTCAGGTACTGATACGCACCACTAGCGGTGCTCACAGGGTTCTTCGCCTGATAGTTCCCACCACTCTCGTGCCGCCTGACGCAGGCGAGGAAACCACCTGGCGGGTTATGCGCTGGTGGTTCAGGTGGTGTTTGTAGCGATGCGATCACAGCCGCTTGTGATGGTCCATCCAATGCTTGGAACTGGGCTACCTGTTCACTGGTGCAGGCTGTAAAGAGTAATGGGATTGTAACGGCAAACAGTGTTGCTGCAGCTTTGATTGTGCGTATCATTAAGTTGTCTCCTGGTCGGGATATGGAACAAGCCCACGCTGATGCGTGGGCTTCACCATTTACCCTAACAACTTCGGGCCTGCCGATGCACGCATACCTTCTCAAAAAGAAATTTGAGAAATGCCACACCAAACCTTGCAACTCGTGCAACAATGGTTGCACGCCACCGAAACGGGGCGTACCACCACACCACCACAAAGGACAAACAACACGATGAATGCAATCACAGCAGGACTCCTACACAACCTCCGGCTCGAGGATCAGATCCTCACCTACAACGAACAACTCGCCAACATGAAACACCTTGGCATGGCTGAGCGTGTAGCAGTCCAAGACAGCCCACAACAAGATGCAATCATCACCTTGCTCGAGGAGCTCAACGATCAGGCGCAGGAATCATGCACGCAGATCCGTGATGATCTGGTTGATTCTGGGATCAACGCCACCTCTGCTTGCGGCGAAAGCGGCGACTTTGTGATTGAGCTTAAGACCGCTTCAGGCATGCATGTGATCGCAGGGTGCCAGCTATGAGCAACGACGGCGAAGTAATCGGCGGTGCGTGCGTCACTGACGCAGGCGTGCCAGTGGTCATCATCTCATCCGCATCGAAGTGGATTGAGTTCGATTCATCGTGCGGGTTTATGGAATGGAGGATGAGCGCAGATGATGCGTTCACCCTGTCAAACCTTCTGATCAACCGTGCGGTGCAGGCAATGAAGATGGCAGCAGAGGAGAGGGCGAACGATGACGAGTGAAGGCAAGATCACGACAACAGAGTGTGCGTTCATCCTTGGTATCAATCGTGCGACGGTCACACGGTGGGTTCATAACGGGCAACTCAAACCAGAGTTCACCCTTGCTAACGGTCAGATCATCTTTGACCACGAATACATTTTGGATGTCGCAGCAGACCTAGCACTCGAACAAGCAGAGGACAACGAATGAGCAAAGATCAGATACTTGGTTTCGCAATGATCGCCAGTGTCGGTGTGTACGTCTATGGGAGGGCTATCGCAGCGAAGATTCGTGCACGGTTTAACCGTGAGCAGATCGAGCTTGCAAAATACCGTCACCCTGGCAGCAAATAAGTTAGTGTCACAGCCCACCACCACACTTACCACCACACCCACCACCACAAAGGACAACACAGATGAGCAACACAGACAGGTACGAGTACAACCGGGCGGCACGCCACGAGTCAATGAAGTGCAGCATTACAGGCGTTAGCTTCCACGGCCTGAACGGCAAGATGGTTCAGGCCGATTACCTGAAGGACGCTGAAGGCCACGAGCACATTGCGTTCCACGTTGGGCTCGCAACATTCTTTATGGAAGGTGACACGTCGAACGAGAAGATTGTGCAGATGCAACTCATTGGCCTTGCGATTGTCGCAGCGTCAGAAGAACTGTTGAAGAATGGCCCAACATGAGCCTCATTGAACCGCTCCCCGATCCGATCAGGCGTGACCAGTACGGGCGATACAAGGTCTTGCCACTAAAGGGCAAGAAACCTGTCGGCTACTCGAGGGCAACCACGATTGCCAAAGCACTCGATGACACAAGCAACCTCGCTGCGTGGGGTAAACGCATGACAGCACTTGGTCTAGCAGTGCGGCCTGATCTGCTCGCAATGGTCCAAACAACTGATGCGGCAGATAAGAAAGCACTCGACCGCCTGTGCGAATCGGCATCCGAGGCTGGTGGGGCGACAGCACGCAGAGACCTCGGCACCGCACTACACAAAATGTTCGAGCAGTCATGCATCACTCCTGGCTACCAGCCACCGGCCACATACGCAGCAGACATCACAGCGATACACCAGACGTTGCGTAAAGCAGGCTTGCAGGTAGTCGATGAATGCTCAGAGCTGATGGTCGTGATCGACAAACACCAGATCGCAGGCATGGCAGACCTCATCGTCAAACGCATCAGCGACGGCGAGCTGTTCATCGCAGACCTCAAAACCGGTAGCTCGGTGCAATACGGTGCGCTCGGATGGGCGATACAACTATCGATCTACGCCAACGCCGACAACATCTACATCCAAGGCGCAGCAGTAGACGGCTCAGAGGATCTCCGGGCACCAATGCCCTTGGTTAACAAGCAACAGGCGTTTATCATTCATTGCGAACCCGAATCAGGCAGCTGCGACCTCTACACGCTCAACATCGAACGTGGTTTCCAAGCGTTGGAATGTGCGATTGAGGTGCGTGAGTGGCGCAAGGCACGACAACTGCTAGTACCATTTAAAGGTGCTGGCGGTGCGGAGTCAGGGGCTGTGGTGGCCCATGATGGACCCGCCGCCAGCACTGATGGTCTGCCAGACGCTGTGAGCACGGCAACTGGCAGCAGTGATGGTGTGGGAGAGGTGACCGCCTCCTCGGAACCTTCTTCCACACCACACATCACCGATACCGAGGCTGCACTCGTCGAGCGTGACCACATGCTTAACCTTCGCAAACTCTGGTTACTCGAACGCATCCGCATCATCGGAGAACAAGGCTTCATCACCACACTCCAGGCTGAATGGCCCGACAACTGCGCAGGACCAAAAGCGGTACGCAGCCGTCAAGTCAAATGGAACATCGCCGAAACCGCTGCAGTCGTCAAATGCGTTGACACAGTAGAAATGGCGCACGATCTGCCATTCGGTGCAACAGACCCCGAACTAGTACAACGTCTCAAGCTCGAGGAAACAGAACGATTCGTGAAAGCTGCGACAGGCGCAGGACTCACCAACCAGACCGCAAATTAGCGGGCAGGCCACAGTGGCCTGCACACAACACACCAACACATCAACACGAAAGCAGGACAGGCAATGGACATGAAGGAACTAAACAGGGCAGCAACCACCAGTGGTGGTAAGTGGGTGAAGCTGCGAACCAAAGAGGACGGCAGTTTTGAGGGCACACTTGTAGCGTTCGAGTCACGGCCACGCACCGACATGGAAGGCAACGTGGTGATGAAGCGTGGCACTGACACTCCTCGCACAGAATGGTTGCTTACACTGTCGGTGCCGTTGGCTGAGCGTGAAGGGCCCGACGATGATGGCACACGCAAAATGCCATGCAACGAAGCCATGCAATCAGCGATCTCACAGGCCATCAAAGCGTGCGGTGAGCCTGCGAAAGAGGGCGACACACTCAAGATCGCAGTGAGCGCAGATCCTGTAGACAAGATGCGTCAGGCGACTTATGTGGCACGGTGGACACCCGGCAAACCCATTATCGACATCGACGAGTTCTGATGTCTGGTGCCGCCAGCAGGAACCGTGGGGCTAACGCCGAGCGTGCTGTGGTGAACTACCTCAAAGCGGAGGGGTGGTTACACACAAGGCGGGTTCTTGCTGGCGACGGGCACCAACACTCAGATATCGAATGCTGGAGCGGGATCAGCATCGAAATCAAGGACCGGACATCGAGCTCGTGGCCTTCATGGCGTGAGCAAGCAGTCACACAGGCTCGACCAGGAGACCTGATCGTTGTAACCCGTAGGACTCGTGGCACACCTGATGTCGGCCAATGGCCCGCACAGATGCCACAACGTGATTACATCTGGATCGGCGGCAAAGGCTTGTTGCCATTCCCATGCCCACGGTTAAAAGAACTATGGGTAGAAACCACATTCGCAAACGTCTGCACCCTTATCCGTGCGGCAGAACAGGACAAACAACGATGAATCACATCGGAGACGAACAAGAAACACCCGACCTACTCACAATGAGTTTGCAGATGCTGTCAGACATGGCACCCGCAACCAACATTGCAGAATGGTCGCATGAGATGGGCGTTAAAAATAAGACACTTAGACCATTTCACACTCATATGATCTGGGGACATGACCTAGTGCTCGACTGGGGACTGATTGCCCTACGCATTAAGGAATGCTCGAACACTCCAGGGCGGGCACCGACACCAACCGAGATCAAAGGGTATGTGGTGCGCAGCGTCGAGCTCACCCATGCGGAGCTTGCAGAAGCCATTGAGGCTTACCGGCCACCACAACAACAGATGGCAATCTGATGAGCACCAAAAAATCATCAGCACGCACCATGCAAGCAATCAAAGCAACGGTGTACCAAGAGGTAGAAGAGATCGACTTTTACCACACGAACGCAAAGATGGTCGATGTCAGGGTGCGTGGCGATGACGTAGGCCATATGAGTTTCAGTATCGGCAAAGCGGTGTTCTTCCTCGAGGGGACCGGCACCAAGCTGCAAAAATGCCAAGCAATCCGAGACATCGCACAAGCACTCACCACCGCAGCGGACCTGCTCGAAGCAGAAATCGCTGCGGCCGAAACGTACTTCTCAGAGCAACTGCTGTTAGGTGACTGACCTCATGCGCCTACCAGTACGGGCTGAGATGATCGACCACCTAACCATCATCGTCGAAGACTGCAACAAACAGGCCCACTGGCGTAAACACGCTGCGTGCCGTGGCATGGACACCAACCTGTTCTACCCAGAACCGGGATACAACGGGCACAGAAAACAACGGCAAGCGCAAGCGGTATGCGCCGGATGCCCTGTACAAGCCGAATGCTTACAAGCGCTTGGTCGTTACAGTGGTGGGATTGTCGGCGGGCAAACCACAGCACAACGCACCAAAGGCCACATGATCAAAAAGAACCTCGACCTACTCCAACTACGGGATCACATCATCAACACCGAACCGTTGGAGATCGCAGCGCACGATCTTGGCATCAGCGCACAATCAGTAAAAAAGCACATCCACCGCCACCCCGAAGGAGTCGCATGAAAGATCAAAAGCTCGAGCACTGCCACCAATGCGGCAAACCTGTCACACCCGGCATCGATCACGACACAGCGAACATCAACGGCATCCGTTGGTGGTGCCCAGAACACTGCCCACAATGCCGAGAGTCCCCTAACAGATGACACCTGAAGAATGGGACATCGCAGCATGCAGATACCACCCAAAAGAACTGTTCTTCCCAGACCGAAACAACTTCGGTCAAGTATGGGACCGGGCCCGCAACATCTGCCAAGAATGCCCAGTCAAAGCCGCATGCCTCCAAGACGGGCAACACGAGGTGTTCGGCATGTGGGGAGGGCTTAGCCCAGCAGAAAGGGGATACGGTCGCTCAAACAACGCAGCACCAATGAGTACCGAACGCATCGCAGCCTTGCTCGAACACGTTGGCAAACCCATGACAGTCAACCAGGTATACCTAGCCTTACATCCGCATTACACGAAACACGCCACACGCAACGCCTTAACCAGACTCGCACAAGGCGGCATCGCCACCCGCACCTCCAACGTCCAACCTGAACCAGACACCTACCACTGGAACCACCACACATGACCACAGACCCGCACAACACAGCCAACGAATACGCACAACGAGGATGGCGAGTAGTGCCCATTGTGCCAGGGGAGAAACGACCAGCGCTCAACCAGTGGCAACACCAAGCAACAACGGACACCACAACCATTGACCGATGGTGGATGGGTGAACACTCCGGCTGCGGAGTAGGCATCGCAACAGGAGAACAATCAGGCATCTGGGTCTTAGACATCGATGACCGAGACGCACTCTACGAACTGGAGAAGGAACACGGTGAGCTACCACCAACGCTCACATCGATTACAGGTAGCGGCGGTGAGCATCAGGTGTACCTGTGGCCGGCAGATGGGCGCACCATCCACAACAGCGCCAGCGGGTTCATACAAGGCATAGATGTCAGGGGCGAAGGCGGCCAGATCGTCGCACCACCAACCATCCACCCCAACGGCAACCCATACGAATGGGACGAACAATGCACAGAAATCGCTGCAGCACCCGAATGGCTACTAGCCCTCATCTGCGACAAAGACCCACAACCCACCACCACACAACCCACCCCGAGCACCACCACCACAGACAGACCAGGAGACCTATGGGCACAGCAGACCGACTGGGCATACATCCTCATACCCGACGGCTGGCAACTCTCACACACCGACAACAACGGCGAACGCTACTGGGTACGACCCGGCAAAGAACCACGAGACGGCATCAGCGCAACCACAGGGCACACAGCAAACGACAACCTGCACGTGTTCACAAGCTCAGTACCCAACCTCAAAGCAGAAGAAACATACACAAAGCTCGGATACCTCGCAGCCATACACCACAACCACGACCACGCTGCAGCGGCACGAGCACTAGCAGCACAAGGATTCACCACACCACAACCAGACCTCAACATCCTCAACCACCTCACCACAACCGCCAGCGGTGAACCAGATGCGAACCCGCTTGCCCCATACCTCATCGACTGGCAAAGCTTCTGGACCACAGACCACACCGAAACAGAATGGCTACTCGAACCCCTCTTCGCAAAAGGCAGGGCACACGCAATCTACGCCGGAGCCAAAGTCGGCAAAAGCTTTGTCACACTCGCAGCATGCGCAGCCCTAGCAACCGGCCAACCATTCCTACGCAAACCCCAAACAAACCCACAACACGTACTCTACGTCGATTACGAGATGACACCAACAGACCTATACGACCGCCTCACAGAATTCGGATACGAATCCACAATCTTCGACCACCTCCACTACGCACAACTACCAGTCATCGCACCCCTCGACACCTCACAAGGCGGCATCGCACTCTGCCAAGCCGCCCACGCAGTCGGCGCAGAAATAGTAATCATCGACACCACAGGCAGAGCAGTACAAGGCGAAGAAAACGACGCAGGCACCTACCAAGACTTCTACCGCCACACAGGCATGCAACTCAAACGCATGGGCATCACATGGGCACGCCTCGACCACGCAGGCAAAGACACCACCAGAGGCCAACGAGGATCATCAGCAAAGAACGACGACGTAGACATAGTCGTCAACCTCACACGCACACCAACCGGCATCACATGGACAGCAACCCACAGGCGCATGTCCTGGTACCCAGAACAATCAGACATCACCATCGCAGAACTAGACGACCAAGCCACCTTCACAATGGAAGGCGGCAACCTCGAACAGTTCGAGCTCCACATCTTCGACCTCTCAGACTGGCTCGACGCTGAAGGAATACCAGCCAACGCACCCATCCGAGAATGCTGGGCACACACCAAAACAAACGGACCCGCAGGCACCCTCAAAAAGGATGTACAAGCGGCAGTCAGGTACCGCAAATCGGCACAGTATTCGCTGCGAAAAACAGGGCGGGACAAAGCTCGGGACACGCCTCCGGACAAAACTGCGGGACAGACTGCGGGACACTCTGGGACAGAACCCGAAACCCATACAAACAAAGGCGGGACAGAGAGCGGGACACTGCGGGACACTATTGAGCAGGCACAGCGGGACACTCTGTCACCCCGTAGGGGGGACAGAGTTCACGGCCCACAAACCGAACACCCAAACCAACCCACATACGAAGAGTTCTAAGGACACCAAACCATGCCCAACTGTCAATGCCAATACCGAGGTGACCTACTCACACAAGGACACCGAGACCACCACCGCAACTGGGAACAAACACAACCCACAACCAGACACCCAACCACCTCCACCACAACAGCAATCGAGATCACCCAACTCATCATCGCCATCGACCAACTCACCGCAGCCCTACACGGCGGCCCACCACCACCGCTCACACCAGGAGCACAAGCAATCATCGCCAACCACAGGAGCCAACAGTGAAAGACCTCGACCAGCTCACAGCCCTAGCCAACACCATCACACGCATCCTCGAAGCCGGCGCACAAGCACTCATCGAACAACGCAGTGGTTTCCCAGCCGGTGGCACAGGCGGCACACCAAGCTCAACCAGTGACCGCACAGGCAGGCTCGCAACAACACGAGCAGACAAAGGCCCAGAACGATCAGACCAAGACTACGAACGAACCATACAGATCCTCATTGAGCTCGAGGACATCCTCAACCGAGCACGACCACCCAAACGCACAACCATCCACATCCAAGCAACCACCACACAACACGACGATGGCTGCAGATCATGCGCACGAGTAGGCACATGGACCGCACGAACCAAGAACAACCCCATGTGCCGCACATGCAACGAGCTCATCCTCCGCATACAAATGCAACACAACATCACCCTCGAGCTACCACCAACCACACTCGTCGACCGCCAACGCCAAGGCCGCCGCATCACCACACGAGAAATCAACCAAGCACTCCACGAAAATAAAACACGGTGATAACCTTGACGATCGCCACCACCACATGTAACGCTTACGGCAGTCTCACCACACCCAGCCTAGAAGCAGGACAGTGATGGCATCCAAAGGCCGCAGCACTAGGCAGTGGAAGACCATCAGCCTTACCGTCTACGCAGAAGAAACACATTGCTGGCTATGCGGACGAGCAGTAGACCACACCATCCAACCAAGAACACGATGGGCACACAGTGTCGATCACATCATCCCAATCAGCCAAGGCGGCGCACCATACGACCGTGCCAACCTCCGCCTCGCACACCACGGCTGCAACAGCCGACGCTCCAACAACCGAGCGCAACCACAACGACCAGGCGCAACACGCCAATGGTAAAACCTCACACACAGTGAGATAGTTATCCACAGATAACCTGCCCACCCCACGAAAGTTATCCACAGAAACCTGTGAACTTTTTTTAGGGGTGGGTGCTTGAGTATCCCGCTGCTTTTACAGGCCGATTTTTCTCTCCACAATTTCTCAACGTTATCCACAGATTTCTGGGGATAACCTCGGAAGCTTAAAAAGGTTGTCCACAGGGCCTGTGGATTGTTTCGGAAGGTGGTCACGTTGAGTGAGATTCTTGATGCTGCGCAAAGCGGTGACCGTCGTGCGACCCTTGAGGCTTTGCGTGACCAGATCGCTTTGGTGATCGACGCACCTTCAACAACGGGTGCGGAGTTGGCTTCGCTTGCACGGCAGATGATTGTGGTTACTGAGATCCTTGAGGGGATCTCTGATGGGCAGGCGGTGAATCTTGTTAATGACCTCGCAGCAAAACGAGCTTCTCGGAAGCCAGGTGCCAACACATCTGGTCGTGCCGCCAGCGGCGGTTAGTTCTGCTGGTGCGGAAGCTGTCGAGCTTGCTGCGCTTGCCGGTTTGTTTCTTGATCCGTGGCAAGAGTTGGTGTTGCAGTCGGCTTTGTCGGAGCGTGCGGATGGGCGGTGGGCTGCGCTCGAGGTTGGTCTTGTGGTTCCACGCCAGAATGGCAAGGGTTCGATACTTGAGGCTCGTGAGCTTGCAGGTATGTTCTTGCTGGGCGAAGAGCTCATCTTGCATAGCGCTCATGAGTTTAAGACTTCGCAAGAGGCGTTCCGCAGGGTTCGTTACCTGATAGAAAATTGTGATGACCTTGACCGGATGGTGAAGCGGGTTCGCACTTCGAATGGTGAAGAGGCCATTGAGTGTAAGAACGGTTCGAGGTTGCGGTTTGTTGCTAGGTCTTCTGGGTCTGGTCGTGGGTTCACTGGTGATTGCATCATTTTTGATGAGGCTTACAAGCTGAGTGCGGCGATGATGGCAGCGTTGTTGCCTACTTTGTCTGCTCGACCTAATCCGCAACTCTGGTATACGACGAGTTCTCCGCCTGAGATTGACGAGTTTTCGGAGCAGATCCGGCGCACGAAGGTGCGTGCGATGTCTGAGAACCCTGGCAGGTTGTGTTGGGTTGAGTGGTCTTCTGAGTTGAACGCTGATCCTGCTGATCCTGCGGTGTGGGCTGCGGCGAATCCTGCGATGGGTCGTAGGATCGATCCGGAGTTTGTTGAGGCTGAGCGGCAGACGATGCCAGCGGAGGCGTTTGCTGTTGAGCGTCTTGGTGTGTGGAAGTCGCAGAGTTTGAGTGCGAAGATCCCGTTGCATGCTTGGGAAGCTGTGCAGGTTGATGTGTCTCCTGGCACTGATGGTGTTGTGTTCGGTGTGGATTTGCCGCCTGATCGTTCGTCGGTTTCGGTTGCTGCGTGTTCGCCAGCTGGCGAGTACGGGTTTGCTGTTGAGCTTGCGGATCGTCGGCCCGGTACTGATTGGCTGATCCCACGTTGCATCGAGCTTGCTGATCGTTACCCTGGCAGCGTGTTTGTCATTGATGGTGTTGGGCCGTCGGCTGGGTTCATTACCGATCTGCAGAATCTTGGATTGACCGTGCGGACCACTTCGGCTCGTGAGTATTCCGAGGCTTGCACAAGGCTGTTTGATGCTGTGATGGCTAAGAGTGTTACGCACACTGGCCAGTCTGAGCTTGTCGCTGCGGTGATGGGCGCTAATACTCGCAAGCTTGGCGATTCGTGGGCATGGTCGAGAACGTCGAGCAGTGTGGATATTTCACCGCTGGTTGCTGTGACGTTAGCTTTGTGGGGTTGCGCTACTGCTCGTGAGGCTCCTGAGCCTACGCTTCCGCAGGTGTTTGCTTACTAGGAAAGGGCGGTGCCAATGTTTAAAGATACTCTTGCGACCGTTCTTGAGATCGCTGGGATTATGGCCGTGTGTGTTGCAGTGTTTTTGGTGTCACCGATCATGGCCCTTGGTGTTGCTGGTGTTGCGATGTTCGTGGTGGGCTTTATGATTGACGGTACCTGATGGGTTTCTTTAAACGTGAACAGCGTGCGATTACACCTGATTCGATTATCGCTGCGGTTAATCAGATGCGTATGCGTACTGGTGCACCAATCGTTGACGCCAACAGTGCGATGCGTTTGGCTGCAGTGTGGGCTTGCGTGCGGTTGTTGGCGGGTGTGGGTTCGACGTTGCCGTTGGATCAGTACCGTGATGGTCCTGGCGGTCGTACACAACTGCCGGCTAGTTCGCTGTTTCGTGCGCCAGCACCAAACGTCAACATCACCACATGGTTGTACCAGCTGTGGAGCTCACTGCTACTTGATGGCAACGCCTACGGCTTGGTTACTGAAACAGGTGTTAACGGGTTCCCTGTCACAGTCGAGATCCTCGATCCGGCCACCGTCCAGTGGCGGCACGTTGACGGCGAGTGGACCACACAGATTAACGAGAAGCGCATTAACCGTTGGCCTAACGGGCCGTTGTGGCACATGCCGATGTTTGTGATGCCTGGTATGCCGATGGGCATGAGCCCGATCAGCAGTGCCAAACAGGCTATCGGTTCAGGTATTAGCGCTGAGCAGTTTGGTGCGCAGTTCTTTAACAGTGGCGGCAATCCTAACGCCGTGATTTACTCCGACTCTGAGTTGACTCCTGAGCAGGCGCAGGGCATCAAGAATGCGTTCGTCAATGCCACACAAGGCAACCGTGAACCTGCGATCATGGGTTCAGGTTTGAAGTATGAGCGTGTGCAGATCAGCCCTGACGAGTCACAGTTTTTGGATTCGCAACGGTTTACGGTCGAGCAGATCGCACGCATCTACGGCATACCGCCGGAGCTTGTCGGTGCCGCCACATCTGGTAGCTCGGTTACTTATGCGAACCGTGAGCAGCGTGCGGCGGACTGGTTGTCCTTTGGTCTGATGCCGTACCTGATCCCGATTGAAGATGCGCTTTCAACGCTGGTGCCAAGGGCGCAGCGTGTGAAGTTCAATGTTGACGGGCTGTTGCGCTCCGATCTCAGTACGAGATATGCGGCGCATGCTGTTGGTATCGGTTCTGGTTTCCTCACAGTTGACGAGGCCAGAGCGTATGAGGATCTTCCACCGCTTACAGCAGAGGATCAGCCTTTGCCTGTTGACCAGGTGATTGCCTGATGCCTTGGCATGTGGTGGAAAAAGATGCGGGCTGTTCTGTTTCTGAACCGTGGGGTGTTCGCAAAGATGATGACAATTCATTAGC